GGCTTCCGTAAGTTGAATTAAAAAGTCTTTTGGCTGATTCTTGACAATTCTTTTCTTTACTTCGCCGTATGCCTGACCGCGCCGACTGTTGCATGGTTTGCATACTGGTGCAAGGTTATGCATTTCGTGCGTACCACCTCTGTCGTACTCCAATAGATGATCGGCCTCGGTTGCAGGTTTGCCGCATAGGTAGCATTGGGGGTTGTCGCGTAGTAGTTCGGTTCTGTTGTCTCGGTATTCTTTTGAGTTCCAGTGTCCGTGTGATTTGGGTTTGTTTGTCATCGGGTTTCCTTTAGGTCAAGGTCAAGTGATCTAACGCCTTCGCGGGCTCAGTTGTTACCTTAGTGATTGGTCAGAGTGTGGTGGTTTGTGTCCCCCACAATTTGGGCTAGTAGCCGAGGGTGCCGGTCTATTTGTTTTCGGTGGACAACCTTCGCCTTTATACGTTAGGGAACGCTGATCAACTACATGACATAGTCGTCTACCCACGCTTGCCGTGTGTCACCTGTTCAGATTCAGAGCCTGAATGGTCTAATGCTCATCTCTTTATGAGCTGCTGATTTGTAGTTAGGGGGTGCTGGGCAGGTTGTGTCTACGCCTACCCAGCGATCAGATATTAGACGCGCTCAAATGCTCGCGTCCTGTGGATAACCTTTTATTTATTTGGTCAAGGTCTTTGGGTCGCCACACATAAACCTCTTGTCCTGCGTCCTGTAACGCGTTGATCCATTCCCACTGGGTATCACTTACGATTCCCTTAGTGGCTTTCAATTCGACAAACAAACATCCGCGTGTGCCGGTATGGACCATCACTAGATCAGGGAAGCCTTGGTCGCCTGTGTTGGGTGTGATCCATTTGCCTGGGCGGATTTGGGCTGGTTGGGTGTGCATGACTTTCCAGCGATGCAACTTGGCAAGCGTGATGACCGCCTTTTGGAACTCTGCCTCGGATGGTTCAGCCATTGTTCATCAGCCGATCTATGAGTTCGGACGCCTCACGCTTAGTGGTTGGTGCAGCGCCTTCATAGTTCTTGGCTCGGAGCATCGCCAACTGTTTCGGTGTCGGTCCTTCACTAGACGAACCAAGCGACTGACTGCGTTCGGACTGGCGTGCCGGTGCGTCGCCGTGGGCGCTTTCGCCTTGCCGGTACACCTTGACCATCTCCTCTAGTGATGCCCGTTTCTTTGACCCTTGGAACTGATAGTTAGCCAATGCGCGACCGATTGCCGAAGTCTCTGTATTTTCCATTGCACTGGTTTTGTTCACCATTGACGATCCGCGGACTTCCTCAGCGAACCCTGTGGTGGTCGGTACTGTGTCGCCTATATCGGCGTATAGTTCCGCTTTCATCACTATTCGTGTTCCGTCGTCCACAATAATTTCGGTGATGATGCGTCCGCGTGGGCAGTCTTTCCAAAACAGTGGGAGGCGTTCTGCTACTTCGGCGTAGTCGGCAGGATTGAAACTCATAATTTGCCTCCTTTGCGCATACGAATTAAGCGTTGCTCTACTGATCCTGTAGTTCGTTTCAAATCTTTAGCAATATCGGTGTTGTTCATACCCTTTTGTTTAAGTTCAACCAATCTTTTGTCCTCAAACATTGCCCAAGGTTTTGTGTGCCGATCTAACTGCAAATTTGGATAATTAACCACTGGAACATTGCTTTTCTTTGATTCGCGAAGCATCGCGTAAACGGACTCAAGTTCTTTGTGGAGTAACTCAATAATTTGAGTCAATTCTTGTTGATACTTTGTTTTTCTATTAAATAATTTCATGATTCCATGTCCTTTGTGTGTCGGCGTTGCACGCTGGTTGCATTCTGATCGGCTCGGATTGCTTTAGAAACTCTGACCACTCTGGTCACTTCCTCCAATGTCATTCCGTGAAAACTGAGTTCCTCTGAGCAGTCGTAACAAATACCGCGTAACTCGGTTTGCAGGCGAACATCTAAATTGGTGAACTCGGCGTCACAAATTGAGCATGACCTCATTTGAAACCACCTAGCCTCATAGCAACGATTGTGTCCTGCGTGCTTTTGGTTAGGTTGGACAAATAGATGCCATGCTCCTCAGCAACATAAGCCAACTCAAAGAGCGCCTTCCTGAGCATTGCTACATCGTCACCGAGGCGTTCTATCTGCCATTGTGACGCCTTCATAGCGATCTCTGCTTTGGCGATTGCCGCGATCATTTCGTGGGTTGTCATGTCGGGTCCTTTACTTGTCGGTACTTTCCGTCACTATAGACCAAGGCTGTGGCTTGAAAGTTTTTAGACCTGATTTTGCGACGGTCGTTTTCTGTGGTGCCAGCCCATATCCCGCGTTCGTCAGGGTGCGAAAGTGCATAAGCCAAACATTCGACGTGGACGGGGCAGGCGTCGCAGAAAGGCTTAATAACATTGATGTTTCGCATTGATTGCATACCGGAACTGGGAAAGAACAAGTCGAGTGGTAGGTCGTGGCAAGCTGCGTCTGTCTGCCAGTCGGGACGGTAAATGTTCAACACAGTTTCCATGGTTTCCATCCGCAACCGCCTGTTTTAGCGATGTCGGAATAAAGCAGGTAGGCAAACCTGAGGTTTAGGGTTGGGTCTGACATGGCTTCGGCAAACGGCATATTGAACACTTGCTCAACATATTTGGTATGAATTCGGTTGATTTGTGCGATGCCGTGGTCCGATCCGTTAAAACGGTCTGCCAGTTCGAGGTCACTGGACATGGGTGTAATGTTGAGGCACCTTGTTTCTTTCCAAAGCAGCTGACCTAGTTTTTGGAGTGTCTCAGTGTTGTTAGGCCAGCCAACCAAGATCGCTGTCGGGAACCATTCTTGACATTTGGTGTCAGCGTCGAACGGGGCAAGAGTTGTTACTGGTTGTGTTGTGGTGGTGCTAGTGGTTGTCGTGGCTGTGAGCGCCTCTGCGCGGTCCTGCAGTTGTTCGGGCGTCAACATCCCTAACGTCACAGTGACGGTCGTAGAGACGATTCTAGGGGTGTCTGAGGAGCCTTGAACGCCAGTCAACGCCCATAGAGCGCACAAGCCGTACGTTAATAAGGCTAAAAATGCTGTTCGTTTTAAATTCATAGTTGATCCTTTGATAAGTCTGCTATTGATTTACGAATACTGAAAAATCCGTCTAGCAGAGGGTTTTTGTGCATTATTTCGCGAGCCATAAAAGCGCAATAATTGTTATTAAACTTGAACTCTGACGACGGGTCATTGGTTTTCGCGTAGTCATATCGCAGAACTTCCACAAGGGCCTGCATACCGTAATGTTGATATCCGCGATCACGCAGCTCGTAACTCATCTTTGTTAAACGGGCAAGCACCCAAGGGTTTGCCTCTTTGAACGCTTCATACTTAAGCAGTTCGTCCGGAACGTCTAGTTCCGCTAAAAGTGATAGTTGCATCTTTCCTCCTGAGTCGGGTTTCCGAGGTCGGGAGTAGGTTTACCGACCCGTAGGTCGTATGTCAAGTCATCTAGGCGATGAGGTTGGGGAAAACCTTAATGGCGTCTTGGACGCCTTGAGTCCATGTATCACCCGTAACGTATTGTAGATGCCACGGTTCAAAGTTAGGGTTTTTGGGGTCTGAGACCGCCCAAGTGAACCCATATTTAAGTGCTTCACAAGTCATGAATCCGTCGCCTAGTAACCATCGGCAGATTGGTGAACCTACGGTGCAGTTGGCGGCGTCAATCGCCAATCCCCAACCGTGGTCACTGTTGCCAGGGGTAGCACACGGCGACATACCAGGTTTCAAATAATATTTCTTACCCTGCCAAATACGAATTACCTGAGGCACTCGGCCCATATCGGTAGTTGAGTATCTGGCATTGAACAGGGCCAGCTGTTGGGCGTAAGTCCGATAGGCACCCGACTGGTTGAGTGTTAACCCTGCAAAGTAGGCGGCTAGTTGTAGACAGTTCCAGGCAGTAGCGGCGTGTTGTTCCATTTTGCCTGCAGGCTTTTGAATAGTCCGTAAAACTGCTGGGACCACATAACCGTTCTTTTGACCTGTGAGGTCAGTCGGCATAATAATCGGCAGTACAGGGTAGGTCGTCATCAGTTTAACGGCTCAATCACTACGAGGTTATGAGTACCAGTCGCAACGATCGCCCAGAGTTCCTCCTGATTAGGGATCACCATTTCTTGTGTGGCGGCGTTAGTCAACTTGAGTCCAGTTGAGCTAGTGACGTCTGAACCTCCGACATACGTGTCGTTCCCTTGTGGTCGTAGATAGATCGTTGCCTGCTCGGCGTTGGCGGCACGAACTTTAACGGCAGTGGTTGTTACGGCGTAAAGGGTCTGTTTCATTTTGGGTCCTTCTTTTTAATGATTGGCTCGACTGGTTTGTTGGTCAGTGCTGCCATTCCGTTGCCAACTGAGTAGCCGACAATCATTGTGATGATTGGTAATCCTTGGTCTTGTTCTATTGCGCCAACTGCTATAAGTACGGTCATGCAGACGAGTCCGACTAATGCGATGAGTGCTTTGCTTGGGTTAAAAGTCATGCCCAAATCCAAACCCATAAACCGACAATGAGTCCCACAAGTACCGCCAAAGTTTTCATGCGACTTCGCCAATGTCCTCGACCAGTAGCCATGCTTTTAATGTTGCCGAACGTGTGGCGGTACCAGTACCGGCACTCGCTTGTACTGTTGCCACAAAGTTTTGTGCACCACCGATTGAACTTACGACAGTCGAGCAAATACCTGCGCCTGCATTACCCAGAGTCACCATTGTGACGTTAGATACTTGTTGCAGGGTGCCAGTCAAATTTGTTAAACGTAAACGTAACTGGAATGTTCCAGCAACTGAACCTAACAAGTTAGGTTCGAAGTAGGTGACACGATAGAAGCGGCTCAATGTTGCTGTGAACGATGAACCTGTGATCTGTACTTCCTCAGCGGTAATTGTGCTATCAGATACCGTTACTTCGTCGTATGCCACGATTCCACGGGGGAATTTGTTGCATTCTGCAGCGGTCAGAATTTCGCCAGCATAGAACGAATCATTAGGAAAAATCGCCATGGGTCAGGGCCTTTCGGGGAAGTCTACGGTTGGGGCTGGTTCCCATGTGGCGGGGAAGTCACGCAAGGCTTGGCGGTAGGTCGCCCATGCCGTTTTGTCGGTTGGTGTATCTGGAATCATCGCCCAATCGGATTCGACTAGGAGTGCGTCACGGTGTAGGCGCATACGCTCTAAAAGCCATTCGTCGGGTGCTGTCGTTTCGTGGTCTGCTAATAGGTTCATGTTCATGCCGCCTCGTAGGTCACATTGAATAGAATTCGGTCGCTTGTCGCCCAAGTGAACGGAACAGTTGAAGAAAGGTTAGTCGTATAGGTTTGGCCAGCGACAGGAGCGCGTAGCCTCAACGATGTTGAACTACCGAAAGCAATCACATCACCCCAGTGGATGATTCCAGAACTTGCGTCATAGTATCCTGCTTCACCCGTTGGGACAAAAAAAGGGACAGTTCCTAGACAGTTGACAGGCAAGGAAATTTCCCAATTTGCGGCAGTGATAGTGGTAGTGGAGCCAAAAGAGATTGAGCCGTAATAGTTAACTAGGTTGTTGACTCGACAGTAACGAGTGCTAGTCGTCGCGTTTCCAAGTGTCACCCCCGAAACTGTCGGCGTATACGCCTGGTAGGTCCCTAACACCGTGTTACCGATAGCGACCTTGGCTTCCAACGCCTCAACCGCATCGTTGATGTCGCTGTGCTGCTGAGAATGAGAAGGCGACGTCAACGCATTTGTAGCAGTCGGATTCGTGAAAGTATCCAAAGAAGTGGGGAAGTTAATAGCCATCGTTTACCATCCTAATCGTGAGGCAGTGTCATCTGCAGTTACGTCGTTATAAATCCAGCCGGCCTGATTGTAATCAATATCGCCTTGATTGTACACAATCCCGTCGCCACCCAACCGACCATATATGTCGTCGTTCAACACAAAATATTGGTAATACTCAACCGGGGACAAATAAAGAGTGACTACCGTTCCGGATGGGTTGCCCGAATAGTTATAACCCTCAATAATAGTGTTGACAACTCTTGTCGGCTGTCCTTGAGCCTGCCACTCAAGAGACAACATTAAAATTTTACTTTGGTAATCATCAAAAAAATCGTTAAAAGCGTCAGCGGTGTTGCCAACATCGGAAAAAGTAACTTCGTAACGGAACGTAGTAGGGTCGCCCTGCATATTCGCCAACCAATAAGCAAGACCCAAAGCCTGAGTTGTTGTCGAGTCAACCGTAGAAATTGCGTAACCTGAAACACCGTACGCGGTTTGACTTGCGACATTGTCTGCCTGTTGTTCTGCAACTGTTTGGGGTTGGACTGTGACCTGATTATAGAAGTTGCTTCCAGCCTCTACCCTTTTGAAATCTCGGTAGGCAAGCGATGTCGAACTGACAGTGTCACGAGTCATTGTTACAGACATAGGCACATTAGAGATTTGATTCCTATTTACGAAATCTATTAATCCGCCTGCAAACAATAAACCTTTTTCGGTTTGAACTAAAAGATTTAAACGGTTGAGTATCGTGCCTGTGTAACTAGCAGCTGCTGAAGCAATTGACTTACCGGGGGTTCCTTGTATTTTCGGAATAGCAAAACCTGTAAAAGTAGGGTTTGTTTTTTCTGCTTGTGAGATTGTGTCAGTTTCAATGTAACCCGTAAAGTCTTTTAATTGAAATTTGCCTAATTGAGATATCGAATCTACACACCTAATCGTTGCCGTTGATAAACCTGTATCGCCCGGGTAATCGTTAAAGTCAATGTTTGAAACAACGCCGGAAACAATCTCGCTACTTTCTTCTGTGAAAATTACAATTTGTAGACCTCTAGGAAAGTTTGCTATTTGATTTGAATCATTTTTGATTGTGATGTTAAAAGATCCGCCAGCGTAGTTATCGTTGTAGTTTTGACGCCCAGTAAAACCGTTGAAAGACAAAACAATATTAGTGAAATCAGTAAAAGGGCCAACGCCATATCCAAATTGAATAGCGTTTATTGGCATTATTGAACGCTCACAGGAAGTTTGCCTACGTTACGGTTGTACGCCTGTAACGCTCTAACTACTTCGTTAGGGTCAGCACCTTGGACATTGATTGTGATCGTGTTGCCACTTATTGCATTGTTGGGTGTGATGTTCCCAGACGACGAAGGCGTAAACAACTCAGGGCCGCGCTCACCCACAAGATACGAACTGCCGCCCATGACTGGACCACCGTTGGCCCTAGAGCCAGAGATACCTGCAAGGGTTAAAGCATCGTATTCACTGATACCACCGTACTCTGCACCACGGGCAAGATAACGAGCCAGTTCAAGCGCAGCTGCTGGACCTTGAGTTTTATATCGAATCAGAATTTCTTTGGATGATATGACGTCCATTGCTCCTGAGATTGCTGACAACATTCCAACAAAGTCGGCGGCTTGCTGTTCGTAGGCGTCAATGTCTGCTTGCGCGCCTGATCCAAACGCAAGTTTTCCGGCGGCTTCCAATTCTTGCAATTTTGTTTTGGCGTTGTCAAGCGCAACCTCTTGGTCAAGCGAATTGGTAAGGTTTTTCCATGCTTCATCTGCGTTCATTAACGCTGTGGTCATACCGTCCACCGCATTATTAAACGGTAGAAGTGCGTCTAAACGAGCCTTCTTTATACTGTCTCTAAAATCCTCAGTGTCTTCTCGAGCGGCCACCATGTTTTCAGCAAACACTGGGATGACTTCTTTTTTGTCTGAGAACATTCCCCAAATGTCACTGAAACCTTCAAGAATCTCGTCAACGACCATTCCGGCTGTGTCCTCGATGTCATGCCAAACGCTTGCAAAATAAGTTTTAGACCATTGCCTTTGCAGATAGTTCCATGTGTCACCGATTCCTGATGTCATTGTGTCAACTAGTTTGATGATGTCAGTCAGAATTGGGATCAAAAATTGACCTAAAGCGATTGAGAGATCTTGTGCTTTGTCGCTAAATTCGTCCATGGTGTCACGAAACTCTTTGGCACGTTTCAATTCTTTAGGGTCAATAACTTTGGCTCCTGAAACATTGCCTAGCGACTTAGCAAGATCGTCGGCGCCCATCTCAATAAGAGTGGACATTGACTGCCAACCCTTACCGAGCAGTTGTGCAGCAACCTTTGCTTTTTCCGTTGGATCTTTAATCTTTTTTATAAGATCAATGGTGTTGAGGAATGTTGCGTTGACGTCTACGGAACCGTCAGCCAAATAAACAAGATCAACGCCAAGGTCACGCACTTTGTCTGGGTCTGCACCAATAGTTTTATTGAGGCGACCGATAGCAGTTGAGACGGCGTCAATCGGTATTCCGATGTCGCCTGCAACTTCCATATATCGGGAAGCATCCTCAATGGCTAACCCTGTAGCGGTAGAGAACTTTTCGGCTCCTAACGCCAACTCTTGAAACGCTTTAACACCTTGAGCGGCGAAAGATACGAGGGCCGCGCCGCCAGCGATAGCGAACGAGGCGGCGTTTGCTTTCACGGCATCAAAAGCCGCTTTAGATCCAGCCTTAAACTTGCCCATCGTTCCGTCAGCTGCAGCGATATCGGCTTTGAATTTTCCGAACTGGCGCCTAGCTTCTTGTATGCCTTTGTCTTGAAGGTCGGTAATGATTGGAATACGAATAGCCACTAGAGCACCAACTTTTTCGTTAACTGGCTAACTCGAGCCATGACCTCATCAACAGACTTAGACATTTCGGCTTCCACTGCGCCCTGATTGTTCTCATAGGCACGCCACATCACACGCGGTCTATTTGACAAACCATTTAAGGCCCGTCCTAAAGCGTTGTTACCGTTTAAGCCTGCATAGTCAATAACTGAGGCGGCACCGTCTTTGTTAACAATTGTTAACACTGCGTCTTTCTTTTTAGACAAAGAAGTTTCAATCTTGACACCCGAGACTGCTTTCTTTTGCGAATACGGGAACAATGGGCGACCGCCTGGAGCCCACGCACGCGACAGACCAGACGGAAAGGCACCGTTATTCTTTGTTGCGTCCTCAACGGGATAAAGACTTTTAGCCTCATCCACGACAACCTTAAGAATCTGCTTTGCGTCCTTAAAAAACTGTTTCTTAACTTCGGGTTGGATCTTTTGGAGCACCTTAAGAGTGGACTCAAGCCCATCAACAGATATTGACATGGTTCACCTCTCCTTTAAGATCGTGGCGACTGTCGAGAGGTCGTCCGAGTCAAAGTCTATACCAGGTGGCCACCACCCTGTTATGACTAAAAGTTGGGCTAGAGAGTGGCGGTGTGATCCGCTTTCGTAGGGTTTGTGGACGCAGTACTCACGATCTCAATCTCAATAAGTTTGTTAACAAACGAGTCAAATTCAATTGGGATTGACTGGCCGTGTTCGGTTTGGACTTTGGCTGAGTGCCATGCCATGAACGCCATGTCCTCCATACCAAAGTTGTCGGCAAGGTCAGACGTTTTCATTTTGAATTTGCGTTCCCATGCGACAAGCGTTGCAAGCGTTGTCGTAATTGTGGCGGGTCCAAAGCCGATATCGAATCGGATCGTTAACTTCATGTCGGGCTCATTTCTGTTGAGGTTTTAGATCAGGCTTCCGACCAGGCGAACGTGCCGCCCATGAAAGTTACGGAGCAAGTCGTGAGGGCGCCGAGCGTATAGACGGGAGCCAAGGTTGGCAAGTAGCTGCCGGTCAAAGTTCCTAACGGGTTGGTTGCGCTGACTGCGGCCGACGATCCTTTAATGGTGATCGTGGTGATGACAGTGCCGACAAGCGACTTCAAAGTTGCGTAGGTCTCGGAAGCGGCAGTTGACCAGTACAGGTCAAGCGTCAAAGAGTTGTTTTGCAAACCAGCGACATATGCAACGGCAGTCGAGCCAAAAGCATTTGCCTGCAATTCTTGGATTGTCTGCGTCAAAGTTGCAGCGGTGCACTGATCGGAGATATCAACGGCTCCGATGGAAATGACTGGATTGCTGAGGTAAGTACTGGTAGCCATGACGGATCAATCCTTTGTGTTCTTGGTCGCGTCGGGCTTCGTCGCTAATTTAGCACCCTTAGAAGGGTGCGTGTCGGAACGCTGAATAAACCCTCCAGCGAGCAACCATTCAATGTCGTCAGACGGACTAGCGACAAACGCTGTTCCGATCTCGCCGACTCGAATTGAAGTAATAACGTAACGATCCATTGGTTTATCCGTTCTGTGCTTGCATTGGAATAATGAGTTCGTAACCGGCGTACTCTGCTCCGCCGACCGTAACGACTTTGGGGTTGGCTGACATGACCGCCACATTTTTTAGGATTAGAAATGACGTCAAGTTAAGCAGCTGACGCAAGGCGTCTAGGTTGCCTGGGCCGTTGCTAATAAGAGTGACAGGAAAGGTCATTTTAACGATGTTGTAATTGAACGACTCGATGGTCGGAGCATCCACAAAAGCGCAAGGTGGAGCGATATTGCGAGGATCGTTAACCACCCTAAGGTCCGGAATAGTTTGCAGAGTACTGACCAGATCATCTAGCGCCTCGTTTAGAAAGTCCGTGTAAGCCATTTTAGGCGACCTGTGGTCTGTTTATACCTAACAACTGTTTGACGATGCCTGAGAGCCCCACAACGGGCGCTGACGCCATGTCAGTGAACGACGCGAACTGGTCTACGCTCCCCCTTTGTCTGTACAAAGCCGACCCATACATTAAAGTTCCGAGGGTGACATCTCCGCCAGGTGAAGTACTAAGCGAATCAATGTACGACGATTCTTGACGACGCCTAAAACAGAACGCATTAGCGGCAGCTGCACACTGAACCAAAAACGCTGTCTCGTCACCAGCGGTTGTAATGCCGAGATAAGTGGCGATATTTGGCCCTGTCACCCAAGTGCAAAGTTGCTCAAAAGTAATCGTGCCGGCTTGAGCGTGTAACTCGTCAGGCGTTTGTGTGTCTGCCCACATGACTGCGTTTTCCAGTGGGTACGAAGTGTCGTATTCGATAAGACCTTCGGTGTCAACATTAACTGGCAAATACTGAGGCATCGCATAAACAGATTTTACTCCGTTGTATGCGGCCCCAGCATTGGCGACGGTTATGGATGCACCGACGACGATTTCGTTTGGTGTCAGCGTTGTTACGGTGACATAGCCTGGAACGATTACCGCTGTCTGGATTGTGTAAGTCGCTGCCATAGCGACCCCCGATCAGGCTTGTGTGATCTTGCGGATCATGGAGCTAACTGCGGCGAAGGTGCTGCAGTAAGCGTGAACCGAGAACAAACGGCTGAGGGTGGAAGGCTGCTCAACGCTCAAGATTCCGCGTACTGATTCGTAGTACTCGAATGCTTTGGAAGCGTTAGTAACAATCATGGTCTTTGCAGCGAAGTTACTGTCTACGACAATTTCAAGTCCGAGCGGGTTGGACCCAACCCAAGTGGTTGCGTTTCCGCCACCCATTGCGTTCTGTCCTGCGAGACCAGGTGCACCGACATACGGGAACAGTGGACGGTTGCTGGAGTCAACAACCTGTCCCAATTGGCCCCAAACGTCAGGCGAGACGAACAAGGTGTCTGGGAAAAAGTTGGTGCCACTGCTGACGTCAACTGCGGCGTCGTAAAGCGACTTCATCAAGTCGACAGCGGTGAGATCCCATACGCCCGATGAGTTTGCAGCAGTGAGAAGTGCATCGGCTGCAATGTCGTCGGTCTTAAGCATGAGTTCGCCCATGAGGTCAGCCATGATGAGTTCCATTGCTGCGGGCGACGTGAAGTCAATGTCCTGCATTGACAACGAAACCTGACCGGCAACGGTGGTCTTGCTGATCGTATTCGAGGCAATCACCATCGTGGTTGCGGACACTGCATCAAATTCTGCCGATTGAGCGGCCGTTGATGTATGGGTCGTGATGGTGGGTCTCACGAACGTTTTTTGCTGGCCGTTGTCCGGGTAAGCGCGAGCGCCAAGACGGTTGACGACTGGACGGACGAAATTGATGTTCTGCACGAGCGGGCCCAAAACGGGAACTGGGAGCAAGCCGGGCGTGTTCGTGGTAGCCACATCGCCAGCAGCTGCTTCGTAGGTTGACTGATGTTCAGCCTTCCAATCGTTGACCGATGCGTTTACCTTGGCGAAAGTTTCTCCGCCCTGGTGAAAAGCAGCCATCCACTCGCCAGCCGAAGGAAGGCGCGGAGCCTTCTTTGCTGATGCGAAAATGGTGGGTGCGGTTGGCGCGGCTTCAGGTGCTGCGGCTTCGATGTGTTCCGACATGATTGTCTCCTCGATTTGTGGTTCTTTTACTGAGATTTCGTCGGGAGCTGTGTCTGCTGAAGCGGCCACATCTGTGATAGTAGCACCGCTGAATGCGGGTATGGGGACAAGGCTCAACTCGCGCCATACGGCTGAGGTGATAATCATGGTGCCGTCGTCGTCACGGTAAGAATCAATAACGTCCACACCAACCGAAACATTGTCTAGGACGCCTTCTTTGGCGAGTTGTAACGCTTCGTTTCCTGCAACGGTGTCTGCGATTTTGGCGCTAAACATCATGCCTTCAGGCGTTTCGGTGCGTGAAGTCACAAGTCCGACAGGCTGACTTGAATCGTGGTACATGAACAGTTTTGGTGCTTTACCGTCAACGGGTAGCGAGCCTGGTGCGAACTGCACCGAGGTTCCGTCGCTCACAGTTGCAGAAACTCCATAAGGTGCGGCCACCCCCGAAATTGTGCGGGTCGGCGCTTCACCAGCTGCGGCCTCAACATCAACTGCAAAGCCTGCGGAAAGAGTTAGTTTCATGAATTGGTCTCCTCAATAGTTTCTGTGACGTCGGGAGTTTCGGTCATCGTTTCGTCTTTCATCATTGACTCTAAGTACGAGTCAATATCAAATTTGACTAGCGTTCCTCGAGGCAAAACATTGTTCATGCTGAGGGTCTGCGAAACACAGTCAAGGTACTGGCGTGCACCGAACAGGTAAAGGTCCTCGCGAGCGCCAGCCGAGGTCGTGTATTGATACGAGCCAATGTCAAAACCAGCAAGGTAAAACGGAATATTGCCGAGCCTGCACATCTCTTTTCCGCTGAAGTCTGCGGATTCAATCATCAACATATTGTCCGGCAGCGCCTTAGTTTCTTCGTATTTAAGAAACTCGTTAAGTGCGGCTGTTTGGTTGTTTACTCGAGCAGAGTTAAACGCTGTTGCAAGGTCGGCAAGTTCTTGGGCCGACAAAGGTTCGCCACCAGTCTGCATCAAAACGCCTGAAGGCAAAAGGCTTTCTGCATTGCGATAACGCGATGACTCAACACGAAGCGCCGTTTCTATAGCGGTCTGCGATTGGTAAACAATGCCCTGCACCGGACTAATAAACTGCACAAGATCGTTTGGGTCAAGCATTCCGCCTTGGAAATACACTTCTTTAGAAGGTGCATACCATACGGGTCCAGCCTGGTCGGTTGTATTGACAGAGCCAGCGGGCAACCTTGTAAACGACGCAGGGAAACCGTCAACCGTCCTAGAGGTAATAAACCAGAAGGCGCGTCCGTAATAGAGGAGGTCATCTAAAGTCCATGCCATGAGCGTGGCATAAGGAATGGACGGATCGGGTTGACGTATCCAAGTGCGCGGAGCAATGTAAACACAGTCCATTTCGCCTGTTGCATCGTTAAATTTTTCGTAATACATCTTGAGTTGTGTTGACGAAATAACTGATGCGAGAAGGTCACGCGCTCGACTTAACGTCGGG